TCAATAACTTTCTGTTTACTTACTTCAACTGGAAACAAGGTTTTAGAAAGCTCCTCTAAAGTGTTATCAGTCTTTATAGATACACTTACACTTTTAAATTTAGTTATATCAGGCATTATTTCCCCTTTTCTATTGTTAATTCGTCAAGCCCATACATAAAATACATTGAACTTATTTGGTCCTTAATTATTGATATTTCTGATGAACACCAATTGGAATCATAAATCTTTTGTTGCTGATAAAATAAAACAATCATCATCAATATAATTAAAATCTTTAAAAAATTACTCATAATTATCCCCCATTACAAAAGGCTTATATTCTATACCTTCTTTTATTTCTGATAGTTCTGAAAGATCCCATGTAGTTCTAGCATCATATTTGCTAGTAAAAACTCCAATATCTTTCAATATATTAAAAGATCTATTAAAATTAAAATAGTATTTCAAATCTTTTCCACATTGCTCACTATAGCATTGCAAGTGATATTTTAATTGATCCTTTAAAAAGCGATCTACATATTTTTTATGCTCATTTTTAAAAAGATAAACCGTATTTTTATCACCCATGCCATATTTAGACATATCGCCACTAACAGACACTAAACAAAATTTACTCATATTTACCCCCTATATAAAATATATTGTTAAAAGGTCCGCTAGGTAATGCAACAACCCTGAAAAATAGACTATTGCAAATATAGCGAAAAGTAAGCTATTAATTATATTATTCATTAGTCCCCCTAGATTAAGAAATTCTAATTATAGACATATTATCGCAATCATAACTGACTCCTATAAAATCAACATCTGCACTAGAATATTTTAAATAATCTTCCAAAATTAAATTATCATATCCGCTACCATGAGATATAAATAAATTTCTTTTGTTCTCTTCACTTGAAAATAAATTACTGTCTTTATATTTATCTTTAAGTGATTTAATTGTATGTATTTCTGTAATTTCATCCCAATTCCAAGTACATCTATATTTTGCTTCCATTTTCATTGTTTTTTCCTCCTATTTAAAATTTTACATAAAAAGAGATAGAACCTATATTTTAATAAAAATGCTTTCATAAGTACCACTCATCAAGAATAAAAACCAATACTCCAAAAGCAATCACAAAATAAAAAGTTCGTTCATCTTTATATATTTTTATAAGCAGCTTCTTAATTTTACCCATATATTTAACCTCTATTAATTAAAATGCTTGTATTATTATTGAGTCAGTACCTTCAACTTCAATTACTGTTGTATGATCCCTTAAATCGTCAATAGTTTCAATTTCAAGATTGTCATATTCTTTTAAACATTCTTTTAAATTGTCATACTCGTCAAAGTCGCATCGGATTGCTATTGGATCAAATTCCATATCAGGATCACATTCCTCTAAAAAGTTAAATAGAGCCTTAGCTCCATCATAACTATAGTATTGTGCCATTTCATCACAGAATTTAGACTCATATATTGTATCTTTCATATTTAATCTCCTTTGTTTGATACCTACTTTATGTCTGTATCTCATACCGCCAAACAAGTTGACGGTATAAGTTAAAGACTATTCAACTTTTAAACATTCTTTAATTCTTTTAATTGCATCTTTTTCACTTAATGCAACGCCACCATTTAAACGAATCATTTTTTTTCTAGGATAGTGAAATGCAATTCTTCCAGAATCATTCCAAAGATTTATATAATAATTTATGTAGCTTTTATTCATTGTTATTAACCTCTCTTTGTTTGAATTAATTTAGTTTAATACTATTCGTTATACATTCACAACATAAAATATATGAAATTATGATATAAATTATATATCACTTGAACTATGTTCACCCTTTGTTCTACATTGAGTTAGATATTGGCAGATTTTCGCCACAAACTAACAATAAATACTATTGCAAACCCTTTACTCTCTCCTAACTGTAATAAGATAGTAATAAGGTAATAGAATAGATCATTTCATATTATGTGATGATAATTGCCTGGATAATCACCTGGATTAGTAATTTTGTCTTAACATTTCCAAAACCATAAAAACAATTATACTTGCCTTATTAATGACATAATTCATTACAAATAATGGCTAAATAACTATAATTGGACATAATACATATTATACGAATAAAGAATGGCTCTATTTAGCCATTAATTACCAGGTCATTATACTGTGATATAATAGCAACATAAGAGAATGACGGGTTTATCATTGACCGACCCATCAAAATAATATGGGGGCGTATTGCTTTAGTCATAACACTTACAACCAGACAATCAAAAGAGGGGGGTTTTATTTACAAACCTATGCAAATCAGTTTATAAGCAATAATGGAACTCCCAAATAAACGGTATAATATAATTTACGCAGATCCAGCTTGGCATTATCAAACATGGGGTGAGGGCGGAAAAAGAAATGTTACCTCAAAATACAAGACAATGAAAATGCAAGAAATATGGGATCTTCCAGTCTGTGATATTGCAGAAAATAATTGTGTATTATTTTTATGGGTAACTTATCCCAAATTAATTGATTGCATAAAAACTATAGAAAAATGGGGTTTTACATACAAGACTTGTGCTTTTAGTTGGGTTAAAAAGAACAAAAAGTCAGACACATGGTTCTGGGGTTTAGGATATTGGACTAGGGCAAATAACGAAATATGCCTATTAGCAACTAAAGGCAAACCCAAGAGAGTGTCTAAAAGCGTTCATCAGATCGTTGATGATCGTATTAGGGAACATTCTCGTAAACCTGACTGCGTAAGAGATCGAATTGTTGAATTATGTGGTGATTTACCACGCATAGAGCTATTCGCAAGACAAAAAACACCTGGCTGGGATGTATGGGGTAACGAAGTATAATGGAATTAACTTTGAAATTTAGTGTAGCACCTGCAGTATTGTTTCTTGAGTCACAATTACCCATACAGGCGGTAAAAGACTTAAATCAATACCTAGATGCCAAACACAACAAAAACGCTGAATCTTTCGCAGATAAGCTCGTAGGGCAAATATCGCATGGAGAGCAGCTTAAAATGGATCCGACAGATAAATTGGTCGAACCATTTATGAAGATTGTGGCACAAATGTCACAGGAGTACCTAAAACAGTTTACTCGTACTATCGGAGCTTCACCTATGGAACGTCAACCAGGTGTTCATAGCTTATGGTCAGTACACTCATACGAACGAGACTACAATCCTGTCCACGATCACGGGGTAGATACCATTATGGGGATAAGTTTCACCACGTGGACTAAGATACCCAAGCAAATTAGGGATAAGGAGGAGTATAATTCCTTTAATTTAGTCAATAGTAGCGGATTATGTGACGGGTTTTTACAATTTCACTTCGGTCAGACGGGGATAAGGGGTTTAGAAGAACTTAGACCACCATTTTCTCGTACTTTTAAGCCTGAAGTGGGTAAATTATTGATGTTTCCATCATGGTGTCAACACACGGTATATCCTTTTGAGGGTAAAGGGGAACGCAGAACAGTAGCAGGGAACCTTAATATGTTTCCTAAAGAATAAGGAGAATTTATGGCAAGACCAAAACCATCAGAAACAAGGACTAGACGTTCTATAGCGGAAAAAAAGAAATCTACATTTGGCGATGACACTATGCCTGAATGGCTTAGATCAAAAACCAAACTGACGTTTAAAGAATGGCAAGATGTAATGAAGAAATTTGCTGCTAACTAATAAGAAAAAGGCTAACCAATGAAAAAAAAGAGAAAACCATACTAAGGAGAATTTATGGAAAAACTAAATGAATTAATGGATTGGGTAAAGAATTACCAATTATGGGAAACAAAAGACTACATTAAAGCTGGTGTAGTTGTTATTGTTGTTATAGGGATTATTGTATCTATAGCATAATGGCACAAAGAGGAGGCAAGAGACCAGGAGCAGGTAGACCAAGAGGAGTCACCGCAGGAACTAAGCATGAAAGATTAGAAAAAATGCTACGTAAGGGTGCTAAAACTCCCCTACAGTATATGCTGAACATCCTAAACGACAAAAAAACATCGCCTGAAAAAAAGATGTGGGCTGCCGAGAAAGCTGCACCTTTTGTACACCCTAGACTATCCTCTGTTGACCAAAAACTACAAGGAGACAAAGACGAGCCAGTCGAAATAGAAGTTAAATGGAAGGAATAGTTTGAAGATTGAAATACCTTACAAACCACGACCCTTACAAAAAGAACTCCATACTAAATTAAAACGCTTTAATGTTATATGTTGTCATCGTAGGTTTGGTAAAACAGTTTTTGCAATAAACCACTTAATAAAAACAGCGTTACATAAACCAAATCAACGCTTGGCATACATTGCACCCACTTATCGACAAGGTAAGAACGTGGCTTTTGACTATTTAAAGGAATACACCCAACCCTTAATGAAATTAGGGGGGAGTAGACACGAAACCGAATTAAAGGTAGACCTATGGAATGGTTCACGTTTACAAATATTTGGTGCTGACAACCCAGATGCCCTTAGAGGCTTGGGGTTTGATGGTGTCTGTATGGATGAGTTCGCTTTAATGTCGCCTCGTACTTGGACTGAGGTAGTTAGACCTGCAGTTTCTGACAAACTAGGCTATGTTATATTTATTGGTACGCCAATGGGGCATAATCAGTTCTGGGATGTTTACGATCTTGCAAGACGCAGAGGTGGTGACTGGAAAGCTGTTCTTTATAGGGCTTCAGAAACAGAAGTTATTGATGCTAATGAACTGGATGAAGCAAGAGCTACCATGCCCGAAGATCAGTACGAACAAGAGTTTGAATGTAGTTTCCAGGCTGCAGTATCTGGTGCTTATTACGGTAAGCAAATACAGAAAGCAGAAAAAGAAAATCGACTTGCAGAAGTAGACTACGATGAAAATATTGATGTGGAAACGTGGTGGGATTTAGGAATAGGTGATTCTACCGCAATTTGGTTTGCACAAAGAGTTGGAGATGAGGTGCACCTCATAGATTATTACGAAACGTCTGGAGAATCACTTGCACACTATGCAGATGTTTTAAAAGAAAAAGCATACAATTACGGTAGACACATTGCACCACACGATATAGTGGCACGTGAGTTGGGTACAGGTAAATCAAGATTAGAAGTCGCAAGAGAACTTGGAATTAATTTTGATGTATGTCCTAAATTAGAAATACAACACGGTATTGAGTCTGTTAGAAACACACTTGATAGATGTTGGTTTGACCGTAATCGCTGTAAACTTGGTATTGAATGTTTGCGACAGTACCGTAAAGAGTTTGATGATAAGATGCAGACATTTAAAAATAAACCATTGCACGATTGGAGTTCACACGGAGCCGATGCGTTTCGTTATGGTTGTGCAATAGACCCTGACACTAAAAGTCAATGGGCTAGAGAAATTAACGTAGATACAAGGTATATAGTTTAGTATGACAAAAGGAAAACCATTAACAGATTCAGAACTTTCTTCGATATTACATTCCGAGATTAGTTCATCATTAGGTTACATAGGTTCAGATGTAACAAGCCAAAGACAAAAATCTTTGGAGTATTATTTTGGTGAACCATTCGGCAACGAACAAGAAGGTAGATCACAAGTTGTTTCAACAGATGTTAGTGATGTTATTGAATCAATACTACCTACATTATTGAGAACATTTGCAGCAAGTGATGACGTAGTTAGATGCGATCCTGTAACCGCAGAAGATGAAGAAGTTGCAAGACAAGCCAGTGATTATTTAAACTACGTTTTCAATAAAGACAACGATGGGTTTGTTGCTCTTTACACGCTATTTAAAGATGCCTTAATACAAAAAAACGGTATCGCAAAGATATACTGGGACACATCTGAAAAAAGAGAACAAGAAACTTACGAAAAGTTAAGTGAAGATGAATACATTATGCTTATTGATGAGGATGGTGTAGATGTTAAAGAACACACGGAATACGCAGACCAAGATGCCATCACTGCAAAACAAAAAATGATGGAACAAACAGATGACCCAATGTTGATGCAACAAATGGAAGATGCACCAACACCAATGCTACACGATTGTGTTATTACACGCACAGAAACTTATGGAAAAGTTAAAATAGAAACAATACCACCTGAAGAATTTTTAATAGAACGTAGAGCAAAAAGTTTACAAGATGCAAATTTTCTTGCACACCGTACAACAGTTACAAGAACAGAACTAATTGAAGCAGGATTTGACGCAGACATAGTTAGTAGATTACCAAGTGATGTTGCTGACAAATACAATGAAGAAAAAATAGCACGTCATCGTAATTTAGATTATGATTTCGATAGTAATTCAGGTGAAGCATCTACAGATGAAATTACAATATTTGAATGTTACTCACGCATTGACGTTGAAGGCGATGGCATTGCCAAGTTAAGAAAAATAACTATTGCAGGTACTGGTGGTTATGAAATATTAGATAACGAATTATGCGATAGCATACCGTTTGTTTCATTAACACCAATTATGGTTCCACACAGATTCTTTGGTAGATCAGTTTCAGAAATGACTGAGGATTTACAACTTATTAAGTCTACAGTAATGAGGCAGTTGTTAGATAATATGTATTTAACAAACAACAACAGAGTTGCAGTAATGGATGGCCAAGTAAATCTTGACGACCTATTGACTAACAGACCAGGTGGCGTAGTAAGAACTAAAGGTTCTCCAGGTCAAGTTATGATGCCAATGCAAACACAAACTATTAATCAACAAGCATTTCCACTCCTTGAATATCTTGACACAGTAAGAGAACAACGTACAGGAATAACAAGATACTCGCAAGGTATGGATGCTGACTCTCTAAACAAAACAGCCACTGGTGTTAATGTAATATTAACCCAAGCTCAAATGAGGGTCGAGTTGATTGCACGTATCTTTGCCGAAACAGGTGTTAAAGATATGTTTACAAAGATATTTGAATTGGTGGTTAAACATCAAGATAAAGAAAGAATCATAAAAATTAGAAATACATTCGTACCATTTAGACCGATGGAGTGGCGTAATCGTTGCAACATTTCAATTAACGTAGGTTTAGGTACAGGATCAAGAGATCAACAACTTTCAATCCTAAACAATATTTTACAAACTCAATTAAAAGCATTGGAGTTACAAGGTACTCCTGCTGGTCCTATGGTTAATCTTAGAAACATCTACAATACACTTTCAAAAATTGTAGAAAACGCTGGATTAAAAAATGCTGGTCTGTTCTTTACAGACCCTGATGTAGGTATGCAACAAATGCCTCCACCTCAACCACCACAACCAACAGAGTTTGAGAAAGTATCTCAATTACAAGTTCAAGGTGAGAACTACAGGAAACAAATAGATAGTGAAATTAGAATAAAAGAATTAGAAAAAGGCTATCAAGAAATGATACTGAAGTTTGAAACTAGAATTAAAGAACTTGAGCTACAATACGGAACAAAAATTAATGAAGCTGAAATAAGGCGTGATGCAACGCTTGCAAAAGAAGATTTAGTTCAGCAAGGCAAGATAAGAGAGCAAGCTCAAAAAAGCATTGATAAACAACTTGACCAAGCACAACAAATCATGCAAAACGTAACTAATGGACAAAACCAATCTAAGTAAAGAAGTATCAAGAGGCGAAAAAGCCAAACTACTTCTTGATGAACCATTGTTTAAAGAGGCGTTTGAACTTTTAAAAAAAGAGTATCAAGATGCTTTAATACAAACAAAACACAATGAAGATGCAGAAAGAAAAGTCTTATGGTTAGCCTATCATCTTACTGACAAAGTGGAAAACCACTTTCGTACTGTAATGGACACAGGCAAACTTGCTGCACAACAAATCCAACAGCTTAAAAAGAATTCGACTTAAATCGAATACACCAACCCATAAGGGAGTGTAACATTTAACAAGGAGGTTGTTATGGCTGATAGCCAATCAACTAATGTTATCGAAGCAGGAAACTTAATCAAAGGTCTGATGACTGGAGATACGTCTGCCGATACACCAGTAGAGGAAGCAGTAGCTAAATCTACAGAAGAAGCAACAGAAGAAACAGAAGTAGAAACTTCTAGTGAAGAAACTGTAAATCCAAGTGATGTTCCTTACATGAATCAAGAAAATGATGATTTAACTAATGAACAAAACAAATTATCTGAGTCGACTGATATACAAGAAAACTCTGAGGAGCCTGTTTACACTGTAACCATTGATGGTACAGACTATGAGGTGACCCAAGATGAGTTAATTCAAGGGTATCAACGAAATGCAGATTACACTCGTAAAACACAGGAACTTGCTGCTGAAAAACAACAGTCAAGTGACTTTGTAGAACGATCAAAAAAAGACGTTGAACGAAAGTTAACTAGACTTGACGAATTAAACAAGTCCGCACAAGCACAACTTCAACAAGAATACGCACAAATAGACTTTGAAAAACTATATGACGAAGATCCTGTAGAAGCTGCAAGACTAGAGCATAAAATGCGAAGGAAAAACGAGCAACTTCAACAAGTGCAACAGCAAACTAACCAACTTCAAATGGAAGAGTTTCAAAAGTATCTTGATGAACAACAAAAGCAATTAAATATAAAAGTTCCAGAAATGAATCATCCTGAAAAAGGAACGCAATTTAGAAAACAAATGCGTGATTATCTTTCTAATATGGGCTTTAAAGGTCAAGAAATTGACTCTATTTATGACCACAGATATGTTTTACTTGTTAGAGATGCGATGAATTATCGTAATCTTCAAAAAGCTAAACCAGAAATAAAAAAGAAAGCGGTCAATGCTCCTAAAGTTGTAAGAGGCGGTGTGTCTAAGACGAAAGGTCAACAGTTAGCTGAAGAGAAACGTCAACAACTCTCAAAGCTACGTAAAACTGGTAAGGTTGCAGATGCAGCTAAACTGTTTCGTAGTTTAGTATAACAAGAAGGAGGCTGTAATGGCACAACCAACAAACTTGTATGATACGTATGACACCACTGGTATTCGAGAGGATTTAGTAGATGTAATCTATAATGTTTCTCCAGAAGATACCCCAATATTGAGTGCAATACCTCGTACAACCGCAAAATCAACAAAGCACGAATGGCAACTTGATAGTCTTGCTACACCTGCAACTAACGCAGTTATTGAAGGTGATGACGCAACTATTGATGCTATGACTGCTACAACAAGAGCTTTCAACTATTGTCAAATTTCTGACAAAGTTGTAGCATTGTCAGGCACACAATCTGCTGTAGATGCAGCAGGTAGAGCTGACGAAATGGCATATCAAATTGCTAAAAAATCAAAAGAACTAAAGAAAGACATGGAGTTTGATCTAATCGAGCCGAATGTACAAGTCGCTGGTTCAGCAACTGCTGCTAGAGAGCTAGGATCTATTCCTACTTGGTTAAAAACTAACGGTGATGCTGGAACTTCTGGTTCACTTTCTACTGGTTCTGGTACTGACTTACCTGGTTCAGGTACAGACAGAGACCTAACTGAAGCAATTTTAAAAACAGTTATTAAAGAAGTTTACACATCAGGTGGAGACATGGATATGTTAGTATGTCCACCATCAGTTAAACAAGTAATATCTGGTTTTAATGCTAATACAACTAGATTTGGTCCTGCAGGAGACAAAACTGAATATGCAGCTATTGACGTTTATAGCTCAGACTTTGGTGATCTTCGCATCGTACCAAACAGAGTAATGGCTACTACTGACGCTAAAGATGTATTTATCCTACAGCGTGATATGTTAGCTACTGCTTACCTAAGAGATTTCCAAATTCAGGATCTTGCCAAAACTGGTGACTCTGAAAAGAAACAACTTTTATGTGAGTACACATTGGAAGTACGAAATGAAGCCGCACACGGTATCATTTTAGATATTAACCAATAATACTAATTAGGGGGAGCTAGTCTCCCCCTTTAGAAAATTTAAGGAATATTATGTATTACAAATTAACAGGAACAGTCCAAAAGGTAGATTACACAGATACTGCTGCTAATAGTTCTGCAACATCAGACCACATAAGGTTTGTAAGGTTGTATGCGACTACGGATTGTCATATATCAATAAACAACCCTGCAGTTACAGCAACTGCATCTATGACACCATTACAAGCCAAAGAAGTAGAAATATTTAAAGTAGCACCAGGCAATATTATATCTGTAATTAGAACTTCTGGTAATGGATCATTGTATATTTCAGAATTGACGGAGTAAATTATGTCTGATAACAAATCGCCAACCACGTTTAAAATAGGATCAACACAAACTGTAGCTGTAGGTTCAACCTCTGCTGCGTCAAGTGCATTTGGTTCACAAACTAGAGAAATAAGAATTGTAACAACAGTAGATGCTTATGTGGAAATGAACGCTACATCGCCAACTGCTTCTTCAAGTAGTCTCATCGTTCCTGCATTTACTCCTGAATATTTTAGAGTCACACCATCAACTAAAGTTGCTGTGTTAAGAGTTGGATCTACTGACGGAACTTCAAGGGTATCTGAACTTACACAATGACGATTGCTACAAGGTTTTCTCATAGAGGACAAGATAGATATAGAGATAGAAGAACCGATGCACCAAACGATAATATTAAATTAGAAGATGGTACTTACTTGCTCATACAAGCAGGAGATAATATAAAACTAGAACAAGCTGTAGGTACTGTATTTAGTGGTAGACCAATTCCTAACTAATGGCTAAAAAGTGGAAAGCACATACAGAACATGAGGCTATTCATCATGGAACATCTATTGGCAGAAATCCAAAGATGAGTTCTATGAACAAACATAAAAGAAGATCATTTAAAAAATATAGAGGTCAAGGCAGATGACATTTAAGGAACTTGTCGAACTTCTAAAACAAAAAGAAAAACAAACTAAAAAGAAGAAACGGACTAAATAATGGCAGATAGTAAGATTAGTGATTTAACCGCATTATCATCTCCAGCAAATGATGACGTATTTGCTATTGTTGATACCGATGCAGGTCAAACAAAAAAAATAACATTTGCAAATATTAACTCAGCAGTATCTGCTTCTGTATCTGCAGACGATATAGGAACTGGTGACGGTGCAGTTAGTATTGCAACAAGCTCTGGTAATATAACTATAGATGCACAAGCAGGTGATACTGATATTATATTTAAAGGAACAGATAGTTCGTCAGATATAACAGCTTTAACACTAGATATGTCAGAAGCTGGAGCTGCTGTATTTAACTCTACTGTTACTGCTACAGGATTTATAATTGGTAGTGCATCCATTGATGAAACAGAATTAGAAATATTAGATGGAGCTACTCTTTCTACTACTGAATTAAATTATGTTGACGGTGTTACCAGTGCCATCCAAACACAGCTAAATACTAAATCACATATTAATTATAATTTAACTAAGACAGCAAACTATACTGCTGTTGCTGGTGATAAAATATTATGTGATACTTCAGGTGGTGCATTTACAATTACACTTCCTGCTAGTCCTAGTGCTGGTGATGAAGTTCATGTACTCGATGCAACTGCATCTTTTGACAACAACAACTTAACAGTTGCAAGAAACAGTTTAAAAATACAAGGTGGTACTGCAGACCTTACACTAACTACCGAAAATACTGGTATTGGTCTTGTATATATGAACTCAACTTATGGATGGAGAGTTTTAATAGACGCATACGATGTAACTTTAACGGAGTTATAGTATGGAAAATATTTACAATCCTAACCAACAAATTCACATTGATAGGGGTTCTCGTAAACTTGTCGTAAGAAGTAGACAAGATACAACTCCTATCTTAGAACAAAATAAAACATTTCGTAATCATATACCTGAAGCACAAACAGGTGATTTACAACGCATAGCACAGATACCTGTGATTGCATTAAAAGTAAAAACCAAAGAAAGATTTGGTCACTCTAACTTTTACAAACTTGATAGTGAACAACAAAAAAACATTATTAGGGAAATGGTAAACAGTAATGAGTATATGTTTTTTAGAACAGGAGATAAGAAATTATAATGGCATTAGATACATACGCAAATTTAAAAACAGCTATAGCAAACTTCTTAGCAAGAGATGATCTTACTTCTGAAATAGATGACTTTATAGATTTAACAGAAGCAGACTTTAATCGTAGATTAAGAATAAGACCAATGGAAGTAGTTGACTCTTCTTTTTCAATAGACGCAGCTACAGAGGCTTTGCCTACTGGGTTTTTAAAAGTAAGAAGTTTTGTTTTAACAAGTCCTAATCCTGATAGAACATTAGTATTAATGACACCCTTTCATCAAGCCGAAACAACAGGCTCAGATAGTTCTGGCCAACCAAGAGGCTACTCTATTGAAGGCTCAAACTTTAGGTTTAGTCCTGTACCAGATTCTACGTACACTGCTAGATTAAGTTATTACAAAGCATTTGACCCTATAAGTTCATCTACAGCAACTAATCATATTTTAACAAACTATCCTGATATATATTTATTTGGTGCTTTATATTTTGGTTCTACATTCTTACGAGGAATGGACCCACAAACCGTTGCACAATTTAAAGGTCAATATGAAGCTGCATTACAACAAGCAGAAATTGCTGATAGCAAAGATAAATATAATGGTTCGCCTTTAGTACAAAGGTCAGGAATTAACATTAACAATTTTGATAACGTAAGATAATGCAAGTACCTTTTGGAGAATGGCTACCAGACCTACCAGATCACGTAAATCCTGGCACTACACAAGCCTTAAATGTATTTCCTGCTGCTAACAGTTATAGACCTTTTCAGAACATAGCTGTTACTTCAAGCAATGCACTAACAGCAAGATGTCAAGGAGCTAGGTCGTTTAAATCTGATGGTGGTGTAGTAAGTATATTTGCTGGTGACGCAACCAAGCTATATAAATTAACATCTAATGCTTTTGTAGATGAAAGTGGTGGAACGACATTTAGTTTCTCAGATAATTTTTATTGGGATTTTATAAGGTTTGGTGAAGTTGTTATAGCATTTAATGGTGATGATGCTCCTCAAGCCTGGACATTAGATTCATCATCTGACTTTGCTGCATTAGGAGGGTCACCTCCAACATTTAGACACGCTGCAGTTGTAAACAACTTTGTAGTCACAGGGTTTCAACCGTCTGCACAAAACAAAGTACAATGGTCAGCAGTAAATAGTGCAACAAGTTGGACAGCAGGTACTAATCAAGCTGACTCAGAGACATTACCTGAAGGTGGGGTAATTACAGGTGTTACTGGTGGACAGTATGGATTAATATTCCAAGAAAATAGAATTACACGAATGGATTATCGTGGTGGCAATGTTATTTTTTCTTTTAGGCGTGTTGAAGATAACAGGGGGGCTGTGCAAGGCAAAAACGTAATTCAGGTTGGTAATTTAGTTTACTTCTTATCTGAAGATGGTTTTTATGTTACAGACGGTTCTATTGCAAAACCACTTGGTGCTAACAAAGTAGACCGTTTCTTTTACAATGATTTAAAAACATCTTTACGAGAAAGAGTAAGAGCATCATACGACCACGAAAACAAATTAGTAATGTGGTCTTATCCATCTGCTACAGGTAATAACTCAAGTACGCAAAACGATAAAATATTAATTTACCATATTGGTAGTGATCGTTGGTCATTAGTTGAAATAGACCACGAAGTTATTATAGATTTCTTGTCAGCAGGATATACATTAGAAGAATTAGATGATTACCCTGCATCAGGTACAAACGATATAGATGCTATTACGGTTTCGTTAGATAGTGCTTGGTTCTCTGGTGGATTACGTTCTGTTGGTGTATTTGACACTGACCATAAATTAGGATCCTTTGGTGGAGATACTTTAAAAGCAGAAATTGGAACTGCTGAAACAGAAATATTTCCACAAAGTAGGTCTTTAGTAACTCACGTTAGACCTATTGTTGATACATCATCTGCTACAGGTTCGCTAAGTTTTAGAAACAGAGTTGCTGATACTGCATCAACAACTGCTGAGAGTGCAATGCACACCACAGGAACCATACCGTTTCATAAAAGTGCAAGATATTTTAAATTTAACTTACAAGTTCCAGCAGCATCTACGTGGACAGACGCACAAGGAATTGACATAGAAGCAATTAAAGAAGGATATAGATAATGACATTTTTAGAAGAATTACAAGCACAAACTGGTTTGTTAGGAAATCAAATCCGTCAATCTAGTCCATTTGCTACATATACACCTACGTCAGAAAGAACAATACAAGGTGTACCACAAAATTATTTTGATCCAGCAACTAACCAATTTATGATGCCAGCTTTAGGTCAAAGTTTACACGGTGGTACTCAATATACTGGAATGGGAACAGGAATGGGAACTGGAACCTATACTCCTGGAGTATTTGGTGAATATTACGGACAAAATATCCCAGTAGTACCCCCTACAGGAATAATTTCTGGAACAACAGGAGGTCCAGCAGGAGGAGGTGGTTCTGGTAGAACAGACCCAGTTAATCCAACTGCTTTTGATTTCCCTAATCTTCAAACTCTACCAGGATGGGCTGGGCTTTTAACAGGACTTTTCGATTTACCACAAGGCACTAAATTTAAGTGGAATCCTGAAACAGAACAATATGAACCAGAATCTTTTGTAAATGTTCCAGAGGACATAGAAGGAGAACCTGTTAGTACATGGAATCCAGACAAATCTACTATGACGATGGATAAAGAAGGTAGGGTAACTTATGGTACTGACCCTTATGGTATAGGTGACTATACAGCAGGAACTGGAACAGGAAGCGTTGCAGCATCAGGCAGTTTAATGGGTAGTGGAATGTTATCAGATAATATAGTGCAAACAATGGCAGAGCCTGGACCCACATATTTTGGAGATCCAGCTACTGCTGTATTGGCAAAAAGGTATGGTAGACCTACTTATACTCGAAGTAATGAAGTAACTCTAGCTAAAGGTAAAGAATGGGGATCGGATCAAACTCTTTCGGATCTGGTTCATAACAAAGGTGTAGCAGATATTAAAGCAATGGCTGAAGCAGCACAAACAGATCCTCAAGTTTTAGCAGATATTGCTGCTATGACAGGACATATGCCAACAATGACAAAAACTATGCCAACATTTACAGGCACAGGATTTGTACAAGATAAAAAACAAGGTGGAAATCAAAATGGTAGCAGAGGCAACTTTGGCGAAGATACAGGAGTTGGACAAGATGCAGGTACTATGGGAGGTACAGGTGGTAGACGAGGTGGAGCTGGTTTATTCTAATGGCTAGTAAACAAGACTTACAATATGTTTACCAGACTATAGACAGCCCAGAAGAATACCAACGTATTGTAGAAGATTTAACTAATCAATTAATAAGATACCATAACGATGAAAATCAGGAGGTAGCAGCATGGTTTCTAGCGTGAACTGTAAACATTGTGAACATGAATGTCATTGTGGAAATAGTGGTCAATGTTCAATAGAAGATTGTGATTGTATTAACTGCGAACATAACGCACTAGACGAATTTTGGAAACATACAAACAAAGATGGCACACACATACAAAAATAGTAAAGTAGATTTAACATCAACTAGTGATACTGTTTTATATACAGTACCTGCAGCTACAGTAAGTATTGTAAAATCTATATTAGTATCTAATGATGATGCAAGTAATGCTTGTGAGATAACAGTTACTTTACTGAATACAAGTGATACAGTATTTAGTTTATTCAAGCAAAAAGATATAAGTGCTAAAACAACTACGGAATTATTGAGTAATCCATTAGTAATGAACACAGACGAAGAACTAAAAGTACAAGCAGAAAATGCTAATGATCTTCATGTTATTACAAGTTACCTGGAGATTACGTGATTGGTGTAGTACAGATACCTAAAACAGAAATTAAAACAGTTTGGAACTTGGTAGAAGATTCTATAACTAAGGCTCTTGCTTATTCAGGACATCACTTTAACACATCTGATGTTAATGATGCGTGTTTAAGTGGTGATAATCAACTTTGGTTAGTATGGGATGACGATACTGAAGAAAAACTAAAAGGTGTTGTGGTAACTAGAATTATTATAAGACCTAATTCTAAGGTAGCAAACATATTTATCTGCACAGGTAAGCAAAGAAAACTTTGGCAAGACCGATTGCACGATATTGAAAAATGGGCTAAAGAGAATAAGTGTACGCACTTTGAAACTTATGCCAGACCAGGATGGTCTAAATTATTAAAACAAAAAGGGTATAAAATTACCCATTATTTATTAGAAAAGAAATTGGAGGAATAAGTATGTCAAGTGGCGGAGGTAATCAAACTACCACTCAAAGAACTGAGCCATACGCACCTGCGGAACCATTTTTGCAGGATATATTAGGCGAAGCTCAAAACATTTATAGAAGTGGTATAGGTAGACAATTTTATCCAGGCAGTACAGTAGTACCGTTTGCATCACAAACTCAATCTGCATTAGATTTAGGACAAGCGGCAGCATTAGAACAAGCTGGACCATCGCAACTAATGAACTTAGCGGGAACTACAATTAGTGATTTTGCTAGTGGTGCTGGACAGAATCAATACTTACAAGGCATACGAGAAGGCATTACATCTGATGTTATGGGTAACATTGCCACACAATTTGGTGGCATGGGAAGAACTGGAACAAGTCCTATGGCACAACAAGCTGCTGCTAGAGGCATTACTCAAGCCTACGCACCAATCGCTGCAAACCTTAGTCAACAAGAAAGATCAAGACAATTAGCTGCTGCTGGACAACTTCCATCACTACAGCAACAAATAGATGCAAGACGTTTTGGAGGTATTGGACAGTTAAGTGGTATTGGCGGTGCTTACGAAGATTTAGCACGTAGACAATTACAAGATCAAATAGCAAGATTTCAATTTGGACAACAAGCTCCTATTTCTGCACTACAACAATACGCTGGATTAATTTCACCTATAGGTAGTGGATTTCCAACACAATACGCTACTGCACCAGGTCAACAATCTGGTGGATTAACAGGTGCATTTGGTGGAGGTGTAGCTGGTTCTGCTCTATATCCTTTCATGGGTCCTGCTGGTCCTATTGCAGGAGCAATAATGGGTGGAATGGGATGGTTATAGGAGAATATTTATGAATTTAAAAAACTTTTTTTCTACAAATCCAGGTGGTTTATTTTCTGAACCAAAAACTTTAGGAGGAAGTAAAATGATGGGTGTTTTTGGTGATCCACGTATTCATGCTGGATTAGCTATAGCAAATAGACAACCAATATTACCTTCACTTTTACAAGCAGCAGAATTTCACAATGCGTTTGCGGATCAAACATCAGATACAAAAAAAGCAATGAATCCATTAACAGGAGAAGTTGTATTTGCAACTGAAACCCAAATACAAAATCAAGGATTAGTTCCTGTACCAGATGATCCAACATCTTATCAAGAATATGTGCGACAAACTGATAACCCTACTACTGAAGGTTATGCTGAATATATGGCTAAACAATCTGGAACAGCAGAAACTGCGTCTTATAGACCCCCAACTCTTGAAGAGCAAAAACTATACAATATTACGCCTGAAACACACCAAATAAATACTCTAACAAACAAAGTAGAAAATATTACAAAACCAAGTGCTGGTTCAACAGAGAAGTTTGTAGATTTAGATGATGATGATGTAGCTAGATATTTTGGAGGCAATCAAGAATTAGCAAGACTTTATCAAAAAAATGAAAAAACAGGTAGAATAGTAAAAATTACTGAAACTGCACAAGCTCCAAAAATGTTTGAATCCGCAGAACAAAAAGCTATTGGCGAAGTAATAGGTGCTGATTTTGCAAATATTGTTGAACGTGCTGATACTGCTTTAGCACAAAACGATGCTTTAGATCAATTAGAGTTTTACATTACTTCAGTAAATCCTGACGATGTAGGTGGATTAGCAAATTGGAAATTAGAAACTACTAAATTTTTACAAGCAATAGGGTTAGACACTAATTTAACTGAAGATTTACCTTATGCTGAAGCTATAAGTTCTATAGGTGGAGATTTAGTTGTTGCATCTTTAGCAAACTTTAAAGGAGCTATTTCAGATGCTGAAAGAGAATTTTTACAAAGAATTACACCTGGTTTGGGAATGACACAAGAAGGTTCTTTACAACTTATTTATTTAAGAAAAAAAGCTAATAATAGAATGTTAGATTTAGAGTCTTTAGCATACGCACATTTAAACGATCCTAAAACTGAAGGTTCTTTCTCTAAAAGAAACTCTAAAGGTCTAACTTTTGACCAAGTAAAAAGAGAATACATCAAAGAAAATCCAATTTTTGATGAAACAGCAAAAAAAGAAATAACAAAAATATCTGGTATGGGAATACAAGGTGCTATTACTCAAAGTGGACAATGTATAAAAGGTAGGATGTATATAAGAGTAGGTAAACAAATTATAGATACAGGAGTAACTTGTTAATGGTAGAGATTGTAACAGACGAAGAAACAATAAAAAAGTTTGAAGCAGAAGAATCAGGTTTAGCAGATTCAAGTGTAGTAACTGATCCTGAAATAATTAAACAATTTGAAGAAATAGAATCTCAAGATGAAGGCGTTTTAAATGCTTTAAAAAATGCTGGTATTGCCACTTATGATTTTTTTGAAGGTAGCAAAAGAACACAATTTCCTGAAGTAAAAGAATTTTCTGGAATTGGAGGAGCTACTACATCTCCACCATTCATGCACGATCTTTTAGATAAAGATATGAGTACAAGTCAACATTTAAAAATTGGTGCAGGATTTTTCTTTACTCCTGTTCAAGAAGAAATGATAAATATAGTTAAAGCACAAATTCCAGACTCACAGATTCTTCAAGATTCTTATGGTAATCCTATGATTGTTATGCCTGATGGCAAAGCATTTTATTTAAACAAACCTGGTGCTTCTACAGCAGATTTTGCAATGCTTTTAAGTCAAATGTTACAATATTTACCTGGAGCAAGTTGGGCTACCCAACCTAGTAAGGGTATGATAAAAAAAGTAGTGCAGTCAGGAGTTGCTGGAGGCACAACATCCGTTATACAAGATGTAGCTGCTAAACCTTTTGGTGCTGAAGATACATATTTAGGAAAAGCTGCTATATCAACATTAGTTCCTATGGGGTTTGAAGGAACAATAAGCCCTGCTTTTCGTTTTGCAGCTAAAAAGATTTTTGGTAATCCTAAATTTACAGAATTAATAGATGGAAAAATACAATTAAATGTTAAAGGTAAACAAGCACTAAAAGCTGCAGGTATTGATTTAAAAGATGTAAATTCAGCAGAATGGATAGATTCTTTTGCCATAAGTTTATCAAGAGGAATAGATCCTAAAACATCAGCTAGTATAGCAGGAGCCGAACAATTTGGAATAAGGTTAGCACCATCACAAGCTAGAGATGATCCAATGGGTTTAGCATATTTTTGGCAGGCAGCACAAGGCAAACATGGTCAACAAGCACAAGAAGTGGTTGAAGGGTATTTAAAGCAACAAGAATTACAAATTGCCGATATAACATCATCATTTCTACATAGAATAGCAATGGGTAATATGAAACTTTCCGATATACAAAGAGAATTTCCTGATTTAGCTGAATCAATTATTAAACGACACACTCAATCAGCAGAAAATGTAAAAACTGCATATAATGCAATTAACAAAGATGGTGTCTTTACAGGAAGTAAATCTAATATAGATTTACTAGAATTAAATATATTAGGAGCTTTAGATGAAGCTGATATGTTGTTTAAGGGAACAGTAGATAAAGAATTGCATCCTATAGGATGGAAAGCATTAGACATTATTAGTAACTTTACCAAAAGTATAGACAGAAAAAACATGATAGTTTTTGACAACGCACCTATTACTTTTACAAACAAAACTTATAGAGATTTTGATAAAGTATATAAACAATTACAAGGCTTGTTTGGTAAAAAGCTAGACCCTGCAGACAAAAAAGTATTAACATTAATTAAAAATGAATATGATAAGTTTATAGATGATAGTTTAAGCAATCTTTTATTTACCGCAGCAGATGGTACTAATGCAACATCCTTAGAAGTAGTAAAAAATGCCACTAAAATGTCTAAAGAACATTTTGATTTATTTGGAAGCAGAATGGGCAAAGATTTTACTACAAGGCAAATACAGAAAATATTAGCTGATCCAGACATTACTCCTGACAATACTCTTAATTTATTGTTTAATTTAAATAACATTGGTCAAAGAAATCAAAGTTTAGAAATTATTAAAAAATTAAAAAAAATACACGGAGTTAATGACTTTGGGGATGCAGCATTTTCTGCTGATTTTATGGCTTTAAGAGATGGTTTTTTAAAGAAAATGATATTTGATGCTACTAAAAAAACTGGAGCAAAAACAGGATTTGATCCTACAAAATTTGTTACTGATTGGGAAATTATGCTATTAAAGAACCCAAGATTAATAAAAGAATTATTTTCTGCTAAAGACATTAAAAAAATTACAGAGTTTACTCAAGCAGTACGCAAAACATTTAAACCATCAGATTTAACAAGTGCAACTGCTGTTGCTGACGGAATAGTTGCAAATGTAAAACAATTTTTAAGAGGTATAGTCGGTGTTGGAGGTTTTCAAGTGGGATCTATACACGGACTATTATTATCTAGGTCTGGATTTGATACTGCTGCTGATTATTATGGTAGAAAAGCAGCATTAAAATTGGTAGATTTTGGAGCAGCTAAAGGTAGATCTTTTCCTGCTTTACAAGCTCTTACAACTGGAGCAACAAACATAGATATAGGTGAGGCTGTAGATTCACCTAATTTAGTGGATAGGTTGCCATTCCCAGAATTGGTAAGAATGATACCTGATTTTGCTTATAATCAACAACAACGAAACGAAAGAAAATTTATGGACCCATTGTATATACAAACAATACAAAAAATGGGTTTATTAGACTAATTAACTAGGAGGAAAACAAAATGGCTGGAACAGGCGTAGGAAAATTTAGTTCAACCGCAGGTAGTAATACTGCCAATATGACGGTGAACTTTGCAGAAAATATGGCACCAAGTAATGTCAATAATGCTGCAAGAGAATTAATGGGTCACATGAGAGATATGTACGAACAACTCGGAGATGGATATTTTGAGTATGGAGATGGCGATGGTACATATACTGTTGCAAGGAGTGATGCTGATACCATCACTATTACATCTTCTTCTGATATATCATCCGTGTATTTCGCAGGAAGGAAGATTAGAATAACCGATGGTGGTGCTAATGTAGTCGAAGGGACCATTGCATCTTCTTCACACTCATCTACAACTCAGACTGTAAACCTTACAGGTATCTCTTTGGCTTCTGGCACTCCTACAAAAGTCGAACTTGGTATAGATACTGCTTCATTTGGTGGTCGAGTAATTCTTGATGACGATGGCGATACATATATCGAAGCTCCTACGGACGATACTATCGACATTTATGCTGGAGGTGCAAAAGATGTAACTATTTCAGCCAATGCTGTTAATATATTATCTGGTACAACTTTAACCATTGATTCTGGAGCAACTATTACAAATAGTGGTACTGCAAGCGGATTTGGAAGTAATGTACCTAGTTCAGCAGACGGACAAGCTTTAGGTTCTACTTCGGCTGAATGGTCTGATTTATATTTAGCAGATGGTGGTATAATTTATTTTGGTAATGACCAAGAAGTTACACTAACACATAATGCAGATAAAGGCCTTATCTTAAAACACACAGCAACCGCAGACGATAAACCTGTATCACTTATATTACAAACAGGTGAAACAGATATGGCTGCAAATGATGTTATGGGTAAGATTGAATTCCAAGCACCTGATGAAGGTACTGGAACGGATGCTATCTTAGTTGCAGCAGCTATCCAAGCTGTATCAGAAGGCGACTTTAGTTCTTCTTCAAATGCTACACGATTAGAATTCATGACTGGTTCATCTGAAGCAGCTACAAGTCAAATGACAGTTAGTTCAGGCGGTATTGTAGGCATAGGTGCAGGAGTACCAGGTGATCTAGGTGTAGGCTTACACATTAAAACCTCTGATACTGGTGCTAGTGCTAATGCAAGTGGTGATGATTTAGTTGTAGAAAGTAACACTGGTAATGCAGGTCTTTCAATTCTTTCTGCAAATAATGCTAATGGTGGTATTTTATTTGGTGATGACGGTGATGATGATATAGGGCAAATATATTATGAACATGACGGAAACAATTTAAGATTTATGACCAATGCCGCACTGCGGATGACAATTAGTGGTACTGGTCTTACTGGTTTTAATTCTACTAATTCTGACGGAAACTTTCTTGAAGCAATAAACCCATCAGCTGGTGTTTATACCGCAAAACTTGTTAATAGTGCATCTTCAGGTAATTTATATTGTTTAAGTATGAAATTTTCTGGTCAAGCACCAGACGATAACACTAGTTATTTTATTTCTGCTAGTGATAGTAGTTCAGGTAGATTTCATGTTCTTGCAGACGGTGATGTAAGAAATGCAGATAATTCTTATGGAGCTATTTCAGATGAAAGAGTAAAAGACCAAATCAAAGATTCAACTTCACAGTGGGATGATATTAAAGCTGTAAAAGTTAAAAAATATAAAATGAAACAAGATATAACTGATAAAGGTGATAGTGATTCTTTATGGAGACTTGGTGTTATTGCTCAAGATTTAGAAGCAGCTGGAATGGATGGTTTAGTTAAAGCAGAAACTACATATCAAGAAGGTGACCAAGATACTAAAGATCATCTTTACACACAAAAAGATAAAGATACTGGTACAATACCTGAAGGCAAAGATGTAGGAGATATTGCTATTGCCAAAAAAGGAAATGTTGGTGATATTAAAGATTATAAATCTGTTAAGTATTCTATTCTTTATATGAAAGCTATCAAGGCTTTACAAGAAGCACAGACTCGTATAGAAACTTTAGAAACTAAAGTAGCCGCATTGGAGGGTTAATATGTTTACATTAAACAATAAAGACTATGATGAAACTACTCTATCTAATAAAGGTAAAGCTATTTACCAAAAACTAATTAAGCTTGGTGAACAAAAGTCTGACTTAGATATAATAGTTAATTATTGGACTTCACAACTTCAATCTGAACTTCCTAAAGAAGAACTTAAGGAAGTAAAAGATGAAGAAGTTAAAACTGTCAATGGAACAGCAGAATAAAGAAGCAATTATCCGTATTGAGGGTAAACTAGAGCTTATGGACAATAAGCTAACTACCCTCAAGGATAATCACCTCGCCCATATCGAGAGAGATATGCGTCAATTACGAGCATTGGTATGGTTTATAGGTACGACTGTGTTTGTTCAAATGCTATATATAATTATTCGTTCAATTATGTAGTATTGCACATCTTGTGCAAATCAAATAAAACTCAAGTATGTCAAATAGATGTATATTGATTATTTCAGATACCCATTGTCCTTATCATCACGAAGATTTAATTCCTTTTTTAACTGCAATTAAAAAAAAATACAAACCTGATCGTGTAGTTCACATTGGTGACGAGACAGATAAACACGGTTTAAACTTTCACGGTCAAGACCCTGACCTGCCAAGTGCAGGTGATGAGTTATTTGAAGCAAGAGAAACCATCCACGCCATTGAAAAACTATGGAGCAAGGTAGATGTTTTACATTCCAATCACGGAAGCCTGGCATACCGTAGAGCTTTTAAAGCAGGACTACCTAAAGCCTATATGCGAGATTACAATGAAGTCTTAGAAGTAGGCAAAGGTTGGAAATGGCATAGCGAACTAACAATAAAACTACCTAATGGAAATGACGTACATTTTCATCATGGTAAATCAGCAAACATATTAACCGTTGGACAAAAGCAAGGTACTTGTTATGTTCAAGGACACTATCATACCAAGTATGGCATTTCTTATTGGGGCAATCCATCATCACTTTTATGGGCTATGCAAGTAGGGTGTTTGATTGACAAAGACGCATTGGCTTTTGCGTATGACAAAGTATTTAAAGATAGACCTATTATAGGTTGTGGGATAATCATAGATAGCCAACCAAAACTTTTACCAATGGTATTGAATAAAGGTGGGAGATGGAATAAAATCTGTCCTTAATGATTAATTTAATTAATGATGATTGTAGTAATATTGCAAAACTTGTAAAACCTGCATCAGTTGATTTATTAATTACTTCACCACCATACAATATAAATAAATCTTATAATCAGTATAAAGACAATAGGGTTGATTATATAGAATGGCTTTCAACAATATTAAATAGTTGTTTAAAGACATTAAAAAAAGATGGACATTTATTTTTAAATTTAATTTCAACTAAAAACAACCCTTTTGCTTGTTATAAAGTTGCTGAAAATTTAGATTGGAAATTACAGAATAATATTATTTGGGCTAAGTCAGTTGAAATAGATGGCTATGTAAGAGGTTATAATACTCCTACAACAAGTAAAAGGTATTTAAAAAATGGTTGGGAACATATTTTTCATTTCACTAAAAATGGTAATACTGAAATAGATTTAGAAAATAGTGGAGTTCCCTATAATAATAATTATAATAATGCAGAGAGAGCCTTTAAAAGAACAGGTAAAACTTGGACACCAACGACTACTTGTTGGCACTACACTTACAAAAGCAAAGCTACTAAAGAAATAACTAAACAAATAACAGGAGATAAATTACACCCCGCTGTTTATCCTAACAGTTTAGTTGAAAAATGTATTAAAGTTAGTGGATTAAAAAATGGAACTGTTTTAGATCCATTTATGGGAACTGGAACTACAGGGGTTGTCGCTAAAAAAAACAATTTAGATTTTATTGGTATTGAAATTGATGAAGATTATTTTAGGTTTGCACAAAAAAGGATATGAGTGTATTTAAAAAACAGGTAAAAGGCGATCACTACAAAAAATTTATTATACAACCTGCTGAGTTTATCAATGCTAATAACCTAGCATACGCAGAGGGCAATGTCATAAAATATGTTTGTAGACACAGGTTTAAAGGCAAAAAAGAAGATATAGAAAAAGCTGTACATTACTTGGAAATGATTATAGAAAGGGATTATGAGTAGCGTGGCGAGAATGGAAGTGCCAAATAGGATGAGATCCGTCAATGTGCGTATGCTTATTGACACTATGCCTATAGTTTCCACAATAGATTATGACATATCTGAGTCTGGTGTTTTTCCAGTAGGGATATGGGTAAAAACAAAAAAATCAGAATCTACACTAGACAGAGAGCTTAGAAGTTCTGGAAAAGCAGTATCTTTACTGCTACAATATGGTTGTTCTTTAAAAGAAATTTCAGAAACTTTTACAAGAGATAGCATTATTGGTTCGGTGGTGTGGTATTTAAACAAAAATTTAGACGATATTCTTTCAGGCAATCAACCTGAAAAATACCCAAATTTATCTACTCAACCACAAGGATATACTATAAAATGAACGATATAAAAGATAGAATAAAAGCACACGAAGGCTATAGGTTGGAGCCTTATCATTGTACCGAAGGACACCTTACTGGTGGCTGGGGTCATAAGATATTAGATGGTGAAGAAGTGCCTAAATCTGAGGAAGGGTGGCAAAACCTATTTAATAACGACTTTGAAAAGGCGTTTAATGGAGCAAATTCGCTCATAGGAGAACATTTAGAGAACACCGAATGGTCGGAGCTACCTGAACCCAAAAAACACGCTATAACAGGAGTTTTAACGGAAATGTGTTTTCAACTAGGACAAGCAGGAGTAGGCAAATTTAAGAAGATGTTTACTGCACTTGGCAAATGCGACTTTAAAGAAGCTGCTGCACAGATGAGAGATTCACGTTGGCACAAGCAAACTCCAGCACGTTGCTTAGAACTAAGCGGCATTATCCAAAACTTATAAGGAAATATTATGTTACAAATGTTGATTAAACCCCTTCTGGGGGTCGCTGGTGATATGGTTAAAGGCGTAATAGAAACTAAGAAAGCCAAATCAGAAGCAAAACTTACAGAGATTAAAGCTGCTACTGCACTTAAAGAACAACAAATTGCTGGTAAAGTATCTTGGGAAGCATCAGCAGTAAATCAAATGGAAGGATCGTGGAAAGACGAGGTAAGTTTAGTAGTGCTACTTTTACCTGCTGTTCTCGTATTTATTCCTGGTTGTCAAGAATTTGTTAAAAGTGGGTTTATTGCTTTGCAAGAGCTTCCTGAATACTACCAACATTTATTATATATTGCTATCTCAGCTTCATTTGGAATTAAAGGCGTAGGATCAGCAGCTAAGATGATTAAAAAGAAATAATTGTGAATGTATTTCATAATTACAGCCATGCTATTCTTTGGTGGAAACAATGAAGTTATTTATACACAATATGACAAGGCTACTTTCGACTCAAATGTAACCTGCCAAGAATTTCTCTTTCAAAATAAAGTAATGCTTACTATAGAGCTTTTGCAACTGCATAACAAAGATGGAAGCATGAAAGGATTTGAATATTTCTGTGAAAGCAGATACCCCACCGAACCAAAAGAACCAGGACTAGATACATGAAAAATGTTTTTATAATTACAGGTGTAACTATAGCTATGCTGTGGATCTTTGGTGCGTTGTTCGATCATGCAATAGCAGATGGAGACCTTACTAGTAGTGGAGCTACCACAAACGATCAGGTAAATTCAAGTGGGTCCAATACTGCGATCACTGGGGGGTACACAAGCACTTCCAGCACAACATACCAACAGGGAAGTTCAAGCTCAACTTCTACTACATCTACTACTAATAACAATTCATATACTGGTGATACCAGAACAGTACCATCAGCATCTGCTCCAGGAATATCAGCCATGTCGCAAGATCTTTGTACTGTAGGCGTTGGATTGGGAATACAAAAACCACTTATAGGTGGAAGTATTGGTCTTACAAAGCGAGATATGAACTGTGAGAGAATGAAACTATCTAAACTTCTGTTTGATTTTAATATGAAAGTGGCAGCAGTATCTATTCTATGTCAAGATGCAAGAGTATTCTCAGCAATGGAAAATGCAGGAACTCCATGTCCATTTCGTGGTAAGATTGGTGATGACGCTAGAGAAGAATGGAATAAGTATGATAAGCAAAGACCAGACTATGAAGAATATGTAGCAGCGTTACGTTATATGGAAAAGGTTGATGAAAAAATAGTGGAGGGATTAGATGATAAGGAAGCTTATATTGTTGATGGCAACGGTAATCCTGTTCAACTCGGTAGCGAATAGTGAAACTGTAACTATTGAAAATACTCCTAATCCTGGCGACACTACATCTATTACTACTATTACAACTGGTAACCCAGTAACTACAGATAATTTATTATCTCAGAAATGGAATGATGGAAGCTGGACAGGAACTATGTTCCCAGACTCATCTGACATTAATGAATCAATTTACCTAACAGGTAAAGATGGTAAGTATGCAGAGTCTACAATTAATTCTCAAGGCATACTAACTGAACAAGAATTACAACAAGGTTTAACTTCTAATCTGTCTGCAAGAATAAGATGGTGGAATCCACAGGAGTCTACTGTCACTATGACGCAGACAGCTACTAATGGTATTGATACTACAACACAAAGTATAATTTTTGAAGATACAACCAATCATAACTATCAGTTTAATACATACCAAAACACTCTAACGATAACACCTAATACAGAGAACACACATGGCACATTAACTGCTAGATTTAGTTTTGATGTACAAGGCAACGCTAACTATAACGGAGGGCATAGCGGTGTCGATGTGATACAGCCTGAACTCAAGCTAAACTATCAAGCCTTATCCTCTACAACAGTAACTACAGTAGAGTATTGTTGGGAGAAGATACCTACTACTTGTCCAGCACAGGATGAGATAGCAGACGTTGAAACTTTCTTAGATACATTCGAGGATGACCTATATCTAAATGATATATATTTATATGAAGAACCAGGCATACCTGAGTTCATAGATATTGAATACTCATTCAATCCTGAGATATTTGAAGAAGAAGAATTTGAAATAGAAGATACATACTTAGCACTTGACGATTTTTTCTTTGAAGAGCAGTTTTTTGAAGATGACTATTACGAAGAAGTTTTCATGGAAGAATTTATTCCAGAAACTCTTGCCTTTGAAGAAGTAGAATTCTTTGATGAGATGCCAGAGATTGAAATGTTTGATGAGCTTCCACCGATTGAGGAAACATTCTTTGAAGAAGAGATGTACTTTGAAGAAGAGATGTATATGGAAGCCTTTACTGACAATTCTTTTATTGAAGAGTTTGATGAAATGTTTGAAGAAATGCCAATGGAAGATATGAATATTGATATGGCAGAAGAAATGTTTGAGGAAGTATTTGAAGAGTATTTTGAAGAAGAGCCTCCTATGGAAATAGTAGAGGAAGTCTTTGAGGAAGAAATAATTGAAGAGCCTATGGAGAAACCTGCAGAAGTTGCTGTAGCTGAAGAGCCAATGGAGGAAGAAATTGAAGAAATTAAAGAACAACCCAGTAGCGAAAGCATTGTTGCAGACGAACCTATTGAAACCGAAAGTCCTACCCAACAAGAGGAAGATAAACAGGAGTCAACTGAAGTTGCAGATGTTGAGGGAAGTCCAGTTGAAGAACCAAGTGCTGTCAAAGAGGATGTTTCAGAACCAGAATTAAAATCTGAATTAGATATTAAAATAGCTACACTAGAGAAAGTTATCAAGTCTCAGATTAAAGATAGCATACAACAAACAAATGTTACATTGAATGTTATTAATGAAATAGTAAGTAGAGAAATGATAGCTATGCAACCTGATATGTCTAGTTACACCAATATGAACCAGGCATTGTTTGACACAAGAGAGTTACCACAAGGTAATCAAGATTTCTTTATGCAAGTAAGTTTAGCTAGTTATGATAAAACTATCTACGGAACACAGGTTAACCTAGTAGGTACTGATCCTGTTGTTCAATATCAAATTAAACTTAACGAAGCTAAGTCAGCTACTGATGCAGCTTATATTAAACTAAAAGGATTAATGGATGCCAGACTTAATTAATAAATTATCAAGCTACGCAGCATTGATTGGCGTAGTAGGAGCCATCGGCGGAGGTTTTTATGCCTGGGGTGAATTCAACACACGACTTAATGCAATAGAAAACAAAGAATTTGTTGTTAATGAAACAGTTGATCTATCAGGAATCAATGCAGAGTTAAAAGAACTTAACGAAAAGATAAATGATAGAGTTAATGCACTGGGTGCTTCTCAAGAAGATGATTACTTAACACTTAAAGAAGAAGTAGATGATCTTAAAAAAGATGTAGCAATTAATGCTGCAGCTATTGAATATCTTGATGCAAAAATAAACGAACTAAAAGCAGCCAACGACAACCCACTTCTAAATTAGAATCATTCTAAACTATGAAAATATCAGAAGCCACTAACATTAGTATGCCAGCTAAAAATCTTTTAGCAATATTGGCAGCAGTCGCAATCGGAACTATGAGCTATTTTGGGGTAATTGAACGCTTAAATACTTTGGAAACAAATCAACAGTTAATGGCACAAGACATGGAAGCTGCTAATGAATTTATTGACGGTGTTCCTAAAGGTACAATGGTATCACCTCAAGTAAATGAACTTTATATGCTCGTGGAATGGCTTTCAAAAACACAAGAAGAACTTCGTACTCATGTTAATGCAGAAATTCCAGAGATTGCAAAACTAAATATGCAAATACAATTTATAGAAGAACGTATGATAGATGTTGAAATGCTACTTGATAAGATAAGACAGAACGGAATATCACATGATTGAGACCTTATTCGCAGTATTGCTTATAACCAACGGTTCAATAATTGAAACAGTGCCGACTGAGGGAATGGCTGATTGTCTTAAGACCAAACGTGTGGCTATGCAAAACATCGGGCCAGAACAAGAGGGAATATTTATGCAATGTGTCCAGGTGGAGGCCGAGGTCGAGATGGACATGGGGAGGAAGAGAATTGTCAAAATCCTCACAGAAAACCCAACAGGGAATTAAGAAATATTTCAATCTAGACAATATTGTTGATACAGGAGTTGACGTAGCACTGGTTGTTTTTGATGTACTATCTAGCCCTATCCTAATCGTAATGCGTGTAGTAAGATGGTTCTTAAATGAATTTGTACTAGGTCATGTCAAAAGATTTATAAAACGCATAATAAGGCTTTTCATTAAGTCAGATAAAAACAATGGAACTTAAAATATACATAGCTTTATTTGTATTAGTAATGCTATTTATTTGGAGTTCAGTGTGAGTTGGAATTTTAACCCGCCACCAGAAAAGATAGATGTTGCTATTCTATTTTTGGTTTTATTGTTAATACTTCATAAACTGTTTTAACATAGCAACTGGGTCAATATCATCATCATCCATAACCTTCATATACATTCGGTATATATATTCATCATTCATTCCTGATAAAGCACAAACAATTTTATAATCATCTAATTGTCTTTCAAACCACAAACGAGATTCTATGCATTGGTAAAAACTTCTAAGCCTTTGTTGAGATAGCAAGTACCCATTACTATCAGTTACCTGGAACTTATACTTACTCCTTTTTTTTGGAGCTTCATATATCTTTACATCATTAAAATCTATTCGAGCATCGTGGATTGCCTGAACAATTACTGCAACCCATAGTAAACTCTCAGGAGTTAGACTCTCGGTATGGCTAAAAAAGTCAGTAACATCCGATTTCACTACACCGACTGTCTTTTATTCGCTGATATAGTTTGCCATAATTGACAGATCAACTTATTGTGATCCATCTTATACTCAAGTTTTAAGTATTCTTCTTCTGCGTGTCGCAGATTATCAAGGTGAGTTTTATATTCTTCATTAGCTAGTGCTTCTGTTTCTCTTGCAGATACAGACATATTACTACTGATCTTTGACATCAATTCTGCTTTTATTGTTTTACTAAATCTATCAAGATCGTGGTAGGCAGCTTTGGCTTCTGCTAAAGCATCCTCATTTTTAATCATCCAATCAAGAGCTTCTTGTACTTGGTTATCTGTTATCATTTTCTGCCTCCATTATTGCTTTACCTATTTGATATGCGATTTGTGGTACGATTGCATTACCTAATCCTTTAAGTCTGTCCACCCTATTGGGTATCCTTGAAGCCACTCGACCCACGTTGGGTTCAGTGTTCCACCAGCATGGGTTGCCAAAGTTTTCGAGTTCCTCATAAGTTCTGATGGTGATTTTCCGTTGTCTTTGTGATCCCTTGCTGTCGGTGTTGGCCACATTGCTATTTGACAGTTGCTGTTTTCTCTTGCTGTTTTCTCTGCCATCGCTGCCGAAGCTCTCGGTGTGGGCCACAATCCATGTTCGGTATCGTTGGTGCGGTGCATTGACTGCTGAAGCTGGTATAATAAACGATTGGACTTCGTAACCTTCACTTTCCAAGTCAAGGTACACTTGTTCGAGTACCATGCCTTCTGAGATGCTAACAATATTTCTGACATTCTCCCCAATGATCCAGGTAGGTTTTGTTTCTTTAATAACTCTAAACATATCGGGCCAGAGATGTCTGTTGTCTTGTATGGCTTGTTGTTTACCTGCAACCGAGAAGGGCTGACAAGGGAATCCGCCAACAACAACATCTGCATCATACCCTTTGAATGTTTTAACATCATCGTGAATAGGTATTTCTGGAAAGTTTTTGTTTAGTATTTTTTGACACCATTTTTCATTCTCTACAAATTGCACAGTTTTAAAATATCCTGTGCTTTCTAATCCAAGTGCAAAACCACCTATGCCAGAGAATAAATCAATTACTGTCCTCATAAGGCTCAATTATACTCCCTGCACATTCATACCTGTCCTTACCATCAAGGATATATATTGGTGCGTTAGGCTGATTTGCAAAACTACGAGCAAACTCAAATGCGTTCCACTTGTGTTTCTTTTCATTCATAACCTCAATATATTGTGCTTCACGCTTATTCGCAAGTCTTTTGTTCTCCTTATGTTCTTCTTTTTTCCTCTCCAAACGTGGTGTACTTTTCTCGTTTATCTTATCCTGAAAGGTTAATAATTCCTGATAAGGTATGCGATACAATTTCACATTTGGATTGTTTTTTAAGGGAGATAAGGGATGTTTCTTAGCAAATTCATGGGTACACACCAAGTAATCATCCCATAGCTTAGTTCCGTTTTTTCTACGATAATCGCAGTAAACGTGAACAATATTTGTATTATTAAAAAGATAAGAGCCAAGACCAATAATCCAATTTCCATTCTGCCATTGTGGGAATTTAAGATGAAAGTCTTTTGGTTTCATTTTCTATCTTTTTGCTTTATGTAACCTTTACCACATTTGGCGGAACAAAATTTCTTAATCTTAAATGCAACTTTAGTAAAGACTTGAAATTCTGCTCCACACTTTTCGCAATTTTTAGTCATTCGCTTTCTTTGTCTTTGTATCTTTCACTATATTCTTTTGGCTTAAAGTTATCTAATCTTTTAGACAAGTTATCTAGCTTTGATACTTGAGCTAAAATTTCTAACAACTCTATTTCTTCTTCTTGGCAAGTTTTAGAATTGGTCGTTGAATGGGTCATCATCTCCTCCTATTTGTTTTCTAATATACTGCAATGCTCTGTCTGCATACGCTTCTAAATCATTAGCAGATTTATTAGATGTAACACCTCTGGTCCATATACCAGTAATCAACATTTCTTCACCTTTAGACAATCCACTACTTACTGGAATTGTTTTAGGTTCAGTAGTTTGACCATTGCTTTGTGGCGTTGGTTCAGGTGATTTTTCGTTTTGTGCAACAATAGTAATGTTGTTTGCTTGATAATACGTTTTACCATTACTACTTGTTTTACCAGTAGCACTTTGTATTTGAACAAAGTCATCTTTACCATAATCGCATTGTGGTAAGTAAACACGATAATCTTCGTTATCACTACCACTTATATAAACAGTATAGTTATCACCAGGTTTCTTAGGCTCATACTTTCCTGTTATTTTTCCTATTATATTAACACTCATTAGTTTCCCTCCTTTAGTGTTTCTGTGGGATCATATTTTTTTAGACACTTCCAATACGTTAATAACGCATTAAACATTTGTAAATGTCTTTTATGACTATCTCTATCCCACACATAAGAAACAATCACTTCTGGGTTTTTTCTATCAATAAAGATAGAAACTCTTGTAGGGTCTTGAATGTTTAATAATTGACCATAAGCTGACAACTGCATACCATGATTATCAAATACTAAACTCTTTGCTTCTACACCCTCTAAATTATCTTTTGTTTTAAAATCTATCACAATGCCTGTTTTGGAATGTAAATCTATTGCACCACCAAAACCCTTTTCTTTACTCGTATAAGATTGTTCTGACACCCATTCTTGATTAGGAAAGATACCATTAATAATTTTATGTACTGCTGAATATGTTTTACTTTCTTTCTTACCAGCAAAACCCATATTTATATCTGCGTGTATTATTGTTCCTTGTTCTGCAGCTTTTTCTGCTTGTTCTTTTGAATCTTGTCTAACACGATATAAAAACTGTTCATCAGTTTCATCTTCCTCTCTTGGAAGAGTGAGAGCAGCATTGATACCTTGATTGATTTGCCAATTTACTAAACCAGGTTTTGCAGCCTGATCTAATATTGTAGTAACGGAGGGAACTAAATTTAATTTACGAGCATCTCTTAAGTTTGTGTTTCTCTCTTTTCCATTTTTACCCACAAGGGTATATAAAGGTTTACCCTCTAATGTGTACCAATGACCTTTTTCTGATGTATTTTCCATTTAACCTCATTATAATAATATAATATTATTTAACTATATTGTGTAATCATAAAACAAACTATATAAATACAATATAATTATAATATAATGCTATTTGGAAAATCGTGTCAATAGAAAAAAAACTCGCAGATATTAACAGTTTATTAACAACTGTTGGTCAAAAAAAACATATTAAATATACGTTAGGCAGAAAACATTGGACTGAAAAACACATATCTACTATGAAACGCAAACTTTCTAAAGACAGGTTTGCAAGTTGGTATAAGGAGTATGTAAAGCAAATTGACGGAGCTTAAACAAGAGGACAGAAGAGAAATTGAGTATCGCGGCAACCCCAAAAGGGATCTTGTCCGTGCATACAACATTCGTGAAAGTGAGATTGATTATTTAGGAGCTAAAAAGATTTTAAGTATGGAGCTTTTAGAAGTTGCTAATAAATACAGAGGTTTATTCGAGAAATCGCAACTCAAGGCTTCTGGGGATAACTTGTCTATGATTAGATATGGTGTCAGGATTGATGGCAACCCAACACCAAAAGGCGATCCTAGACTAGACGCAGTACAAACTTTAAACTATGTCCATCGAGTCATAGGAGAGAAATATACAGAGGTTTTACAAAAGATAGTAGGCGAGGGTTACACACTTAAACAGTTCGCTAATTTGATTGGTATATCTGCCAGGAAAGCTAGTTCTAATTTAAAGGAAGCCTTACACTTTGCTAGTGAACCATTAGGATTGAGTTCAAAACGACATACTATTCGTGCCTAAAAAAAGACACATTGATTACACACTTTTGCCACTTTCTAAAACAAAACCTATTCGTTCTGCAAAACATTTATCTTATGTAAGAACTTTACCTTGTTGCGAATGTAAAGACCCAACAGACACCCAAGCCCACCACCTTACCATTATTAAAGGTAATGGAGGTATGTCCAGGAAAACAGATGATAATTGGGTAGTTCCCTTATGTGCTATCTGTCATCATTATCTCCATTGCTACGGAGAACAAACTTTCTGGAATGAAAGAAATCTTGATCCCAAACTATATGCAGCTTTGCTATGGGATCGTACCCAAAATCCTGAATAGTCATTCAATTTAAAAAACCCTCCCAGAATTTTTTTTGAGGTTAAAAATTATGAATACCTGAGAGGGTCTAAGTTCACATATGAACTCTCAAAATAACAAAATTTCTAAGGAATTACAATACATGATTAAATTAGTAATTGATAATAGGGTTTCTGACTGCAAATACTGTGGAAAAGGTGTTTATAGGGATAAAAACCTTTTTGTTGATCCATTTCGACCATATTCTTACTACCATAAGGATTGTTTTATAGATATTTTAAAGGATCACCCACTTTCTTTTGTTAAATTAGACTAGGGGTATTGCAAGTTGCTTGGTTTTGTTGTATTTATGCCACACTAGGACAAGAATGAAAAAAAAGGTTTTATCTATCCCCTTAAAATCTGATGAAGAAATCAGCTCAGAAAACTTCTTAAATTTGGCGGACCAAAAGCAACTTCAAAACGCAATTTTTGAGCTTGAGAGCTTGGAAGAGTTTGGGGATTCAGGATATAAACTAGCAGGAGCTATGGCTTCGGTTGTTTTAGCTCATAAATATTTACAAATTGTTAGTAACGAAATTTTTGAAAGTGGTTTCCCTCTTATCGAAATATCAAATGAAACAATCCACTAAAAAAATATCACTTGACGGACAAAAAATATCCGTAAACTGCATTGATTTTGACATCAAAGTATCTAAACCAGATTTTAAATCTGCTGAAATGTGTGAGGAATATGGTTTATTTGAGAAAAGAACCAATAAGATTACCATCCAGGAAGGTTTAGACCCACTTACAGAAATAAATACTGTAATTCACGAATTAATGCACTCGTATATATGGTTATCCACGTTAAATTGTAGCGGGCAAATTTTAGATACTGATGAAAAAGAAGAAATGGTAGTTAATACATTGACAAACTATTTAATTGGTACGCTTAAACAAAACAAATGGTTTAGAGATTACTTAATTCAATGTTTTGACAACTTGGAGAGCAATAAATAACCTCTAATCCGTCTTTATTGTAGTCATAAGTCCAATTTAACTGACCTTTTTGATTCATTTTGACTTTTTTTCGACACATTTTGCAATAAAGTTTGTTGTTCTTGTAAAAATTTCTTAACTCCCTTGTGTGTTCTGAACTCATTTTTTAACAAGTATTTGATTTGCTTTAATCTAGCAACATCTTTTTCACGGTAATACCGCTTTGTGTTAATCTTTTGTACTGGCGGCATATTAAAAACCTTCTCCCAGTATCTTAAAGTATATTGCGGAATACCCAATTCTTTACTTACTCTTGTTATGTTTTTAAATATTGGCTGCATTACATTTTACTTTCGTTGATGGTTTTTAAGTCTATTTTGCTTTGTATGATTAACTCTTTAATCTGATACATAGCTCTTACTGCTTGTTGTGCATTTTTACTTTCATCATAAGTATTTTCAAAATATACAACAATATCTTCTATTTCTTTAATTAAGTTTTTGTTCATCTACGCCCTCTATATAAAAATTAGGTATGTTTAAAGGCTTTAACCTTGTATCAAGTCTATTTAGAACCTCAACTGCTATTACTGCCAGCCATAACATACTAGGTTTAAAAGACAATATTACGTTTCTATGTGTATGACTGACAATAGATAAATCATTGTTTGAAATATTAACAATGTTATCTTCTCTTTCTTGTACTGACTGCATTTTATCCACCTTTCTTTTTTAAATGTTCGTTAATTAAATATTCAATAACTTTCTGTTTACTCACCATAACTGGAAACAAGGTTTTAGAAAGCTCCTCTAAAGTGTTATCAGTCTTTATAGATACAGATACACTTTTAAATTTAGTTATATCAGGCATACTATAATTTCCTATTTTGAGGTTTAACATTTTTTGTTAATTGTTCTCTTAATCTTTTTATCTTTAAATTCAAAAAATTAAGATCATCTTTAAAGTATGCTGCATGGTGTTCTAAATCTTCTATTGTAGTCACGATTTCTGCATACTTTAAATTTAAGTTTATTGTTTCGTCAGTCATTTTATTTTCCTTTCTCTATTGTTAATTCGTCTAAATTATACATATACCAAATATCGGAAAGGTGCATTTTTAGGATTTCAATTTCACTTGAACACCAATTTGCATTATAAATCTTTTGTTGCTGATAAAATAAAACAATCATCATCAATATAATTAAAATCTTTAAAAAATTACTCATATTTACCCCCTATATAAAATATATTGTTATTAAATCCGCC